AAGAAGGTTTAGTTGGCGTTGGAAAAACTACAGGATTAACAGGTACGGAATTAAAAGCTTTAGGATCTGACTTTATAAATTTGTCGGATGATATGCGTGGGGTTTCTACTCAATCACTCATAGAGGTTGGAAAAACTGCTGGACAATTAGGAGTAAAAGGATCGGAAAATATTTTAAAGTTTTCTGGAACTATGGCAAAACTTGAAACCGCTACCGATGTAGCTGGCGAAGAGGGAGCGTCTAGTATTGCGAGGCTATTAACGATAACAGGTGAAGGTGTTGGAATAATAGATCAATTCGGTGCTGCTTTGGTTGGGCTTGGTAATAATTCCGCAGCTACAGAATCAGAGATCGTAAGCGTAGCCAGTGAGGTCGCTAGGGGGACTGCCGCTTATGGTTTACAATCAAAAGAAATATTAGGATTATCAACAGCTTTAAAGTCATTAGACGTTAGACCAGAAGCAGCGGGAACGGCTGTTGCAAAAGTATTTAGAGGAATTGAAAAGGCTACTTTAGAGGGCGGCGAAAGTCTTAATTCTTACGCTAAAATAATTGGAAAAACATCTAAACAAGTTGTCGAAGATTTTGGAAAAAGTCCTCAAAAATCATTTACTAGTTTCATTGGCGGCTTAAATAGAATATCAAAACAGGGTGGATCTGTTGCTCAGGCTTTGCGTGATGCTGGATTGAGTGGTGAGACAGTTTCAAAAGGTATTGTTCCACTAGCAACCAATTTTGAAATGCTCAATGATAAAATGGCTCTATCAAATAAAGAGTTTGAAAAAAATACAGCATTAAATGAAGAGTTTGACGCATCAACCAAAACCGTAAATACAGCGGTAGCGGATGTTATAAAATCATTTACTAATTTAACCTTAAAAACCGCAACCGCTGGAAGCGGTTTAGAAACCTTACAAACTGCTTTGTTTTTTGTTTCTGATAACATGGAAACCTTAGTAGTGGCGGCGGTTGCTGTATCTGGGGCCATGTTGTTAATGAAAGCAGCAATCATAGCTTCTAAAATAGCCTTATTCGCTTATAACGTTGTTATGGGTGTAAGTACCGCAATAACTCAAACAAACAAAAGAGCATTAATACAAAACGCCGTGGCTCAAGGAGCTTATAGGGTGGCTATGTTTCTAACTACAGCAGCTACCTATTTAGCAAATTCGGCTTTTGTTGCTTTGGCAATTTCTGTAATAGCCGCCACATGGCCAATACTCGCTATAATTGCCGCTGTTGTGGGGCTGGCTTATTTCTTTTTGTATTTGGATGAGATAATCGCTTTTTTCAAAAAGAAATTTTTAGAAAGTTTAATTTTAATATCAAAGGCATTTTTCAAAATGGTAAACTTTTTTAAGAAATTTGATTTTATAGACTTCTTTAAAGGAATTGGAAACGCTATCATAACTTATTTTTTGAGTCCAATAAAAAATGTTTTATTTCTCGTTTCTCAATTACCTGGCAAATTAGGAGCTTTGGCGAGTGTAGGGCTTGATAAGCTTAATGAACTTGAAGCTAATTTTAATTTTGACAGAACAGGAGATGAAAGCGGTGTTTTACCAAGCAGTGCTCAAGCAGCAAGTCAACAAACAACCGAAACAATTAGAGATAGCAACGTTAGAATTGATGTAAGGGATAAGGGCGGAAACGTTGAGAAAGTTTTTCAAGATGGAACAGCTATACCAATAAGTATGCAAAATACCGTAGGAGTTTTAAACTATGGTAGCTAAACATAAAAAAGATAAGTCATGTCAACAAGCAAAAAAAGATAAGCCATGTCAACAAAAGATATAAATTTATTTGAAAGCGGATCAGGTGGCGAAATGAGAATCTTAAATTCTGATTTACTGCTAACAGAAACCATTTACCAAACTATTTATTTGGCTCTTTATGGTGGTAATGTCGAGCAAGATACAAATAATGAAGAAAGCAATTTAGACGAAAACTTTGACTATTGGGGCAACCAATTATTCTATTCTAACAATCCAGATAAATGGTTCAACTCACAAACTGAGAGAACCTTATCAACCGTTGCATTGAATGGAGAGGGTAGAAAATTAATACAAGACGCGGTTAATGCTGATTTGCAATTTCTTAATAATGTAGTTAATTTTACAGTTGAGGTGAATATCACATCAAGTAATAAAGCTGAGATATTAATATTTATTTCAGAGTTTCAAAACCAGGCGGATAGACAGTTAAAAATGGTTTGGGAAAATTCCAGAAATGAGTTAGTAATTCAAGAAATAATATGACAACAATAAAGCAATTACAGGAACAAATAAGCAAGGATCTTAGAAACCGATTAAATATATCAGATGATAAATTAAAGAAAGTTTTAGATGCTTTATCTGGTGTTTTAGCCGCTCAGTTTAAACTGGCTTATTTGGGACTAGAAGATGCTCAAAGAAACTTATACCCAGATACAGCCGATACTTTTGAAAACGGCGGATCACTCAATCGATTAGGTCGTATTTATCTTAATAGAGATATAAGGCCAGCCACTTCGGCAATTTATAGGGTAGATGTAACGGGTGTACAAAATAGCGTTTTGCGTAGCGGATTAACTTTTAAATCAAATGAAGATTCGGCAAACGCTGGAAAACTTTACATTTTAGAAAATGAATACACGTTAACCGGTACGAATGATTTAATTACCATTAGATCCATTGGTGGAGGATTAACTTATTCTCAAGACAATAATAATAGCCTAACGATTACCGAACCCGTTATTGGCGTCGACAAAACAGTAACGATAAACAAAAACAGCTTTGTTTCTTTTACTGATCCAGTTGCTTCGGAAACTACACAAGAGTTTAGGAATGCTATTCTTAACGCTATTCAATTGGAGCCACAGGGAGGATCAAAAGCCGACTATCGTCTATGGTCCTCCGATGCTGCTGGCGTTCGTTTTGTATATCCATATCTAAAGGATGGCGATAGTGGAACCGTTCAAATATTTGTAGAATCCTCTGGAAATGGTGGCGTTCCAAATCAAACTATTTTAGACGAAGTTGAAGAGGTTAATAATTTTGATCCAGATGAAACAAGACCTTTGCAAGAGAGAGCAAGGAGACCAATACAGGCTAATTTAGAAGTTTTGCCAGTTGATCCCATAAATGTTGAAATTAATATTATTGGTTTAAACGATAGTAGCACAGCGATAAGGGAATCAATAGAGCTTAATGTAATAGCTTTTTTGCGAAATATTAGACCATTTGTAGATGGTGCTGATCTTATTAGAAATAAGAATGATATTTTATTTAGTGCAAAATTACAGGGCGTTGTTACCGATGTTTTAAGCTCTGATAACTTTTTCAATGATTTTAATATGCTGGTTGGTGGTATTTCTCAAACAAGTGTCATTTTCGCAAGGGAAGAAATACCTAATCTCATAAATGTAAATTACTTATGATAGATGAAAAGACGCAGCATGGTGTTAATTCTAGCTATGGATTAAGTACATCTCACAAATATCCAGCAAGTTCTTTGCAAACTGAGGATGATATAATTGATTTAGAACTATCTAATTTGGTTAGCCAATTATATCCAACGGGTAGAGCCTTTTATGGACCAAAAGGAGGAGCCTTTGATTTATTGCATCAAGCAATAAATACTAGTTTTGTTAGATTTGTAAATGAATACACCAACCTAATTGATTCTAGCATTCCAGACAATGAAAAATTTACAAAACAGGACGCTTCATTTCTTGAATATAAATACGGATTAAGTAATAGGTCCGAAACTAATTTAGAAACTCGAAAAGCTGGATTAAGAAGAAAAATAGGACATCCAAATAATATAAAACCAAGACAATCGAGAGGTTTTATTGAGGATCAATTAAGGTTATCAGGATTTAATGTTAGAGTTTTTGAAAATACTCCACCTTATAAAACACCTTTAGAAGTTGGCGGAACGGTGGTAGACACAACACAACACGCAGACGACACGCAACATGGGGACAGCACTTTTCATGGAGGGGTAACTTTTCAAGTAATAGCGAATAAAATAGATGCTGATGAATCCTATGGCGTTGGTGCTAACTTATGGGCGAGCTTTTTTATTTGTGGAGAAAACTTAGGAGAAAACGCAATTATTGAAGAAAATAGAAGGCAAGAATTTAGAGAATTAGTTTTAAAATTAAAGCCAGCTCATTTAGCTGCTTATATTTTTATTAACTTTACAAATACAAATGTAAGAACATAAATAAAAAAAAATGGCTAGAGATAAATTATCATTACAAGAACAAATAGATAATTCAGACCCATCAAATTATCTAAACGGTAGGATAAAAGATAACACAGGAGCTGGAGGTGGTACACCAGTAAATGAAAGAGTTTACGGGGATATTCATCAATTCTTTGCAAAACTTATGAATTTGGCTGGTTTAGGCTTTACTGGCTTACCAGAGAATGAAATAAATGGTTATCAATATATTGAATCTCTAAGGAATTTAGCAACTAAAAACGACTTAAGCTATAATTTAAGCAAGGACGGAAGTGTTTTAACTTTACCGATTCGACTAAGCACGGTGGCTGATAACGAAATTATTAGAGCAAAAGCTACATTTGATAAGGGAAGTGAAACTTCTATTAGAGGTACTTTAGACAACTCGGATAATAAAACAGTTACTTACTTGGGTAATTTTAAACAAGATGAATATGTAAGGATAATTAATTTATCATCCAGCGTGCTAATTATAAGAGAGGTAGACGCGTTTAATTTAGGAACTGTAATAGACGAACTTTTTTATCTAAAAGCGGCTACACAAGCACAAGAAAACACGGGAACACTTAACACGGTAGCCACAACACCGCTAAGAAATAAAACTACTTTTACAAAAAGAGTAATTGGCGATGATAGTGATGATTATTTAGCCAATACCAACCGAAATGGTTTATTATCTTCTGCTTTTTGGGATATAATTGACGGTATTGGTACGCCAGCTTTAAGGAATAGAGGTAGTTTTGAGTTAGGTAGCATTGGAGCAATATCTCCTAATACAAATTTTGTTTCTTTTGGTCAAATAGATGCGAGAGCATCAGAGACATCAGGCAGAGCTGTAAAGGTTGAAATAACTTTTGCAAATGCAATGAGCAATTCTAACTTTAGACTTGATATAGGTCTTGAAGCTTTAGGGAGTTTAGATCTTGCTAACGATATTTTACCAGTACCTTTTAAGAAAATTCAAAGCGGTCAAGGAACAATCCTTAATAAAGCAGAAATATTTTTAGAAGAAACTAGCAGCACATCTAATCAAGATTTAAAAATTCACGTTGACGTAATACAGCTATAAAATGAGAACAATAAGAGATTTACCGATTGTACAAGATGGCAATAATACTTTATTTCCAGATGGGCAAATAAGAAATGAAACCGCAACGCAATCAGGAACGCCAGTTGTTAGAGAAATCTACGGCGATATTTTAACGAATATCTACAAAATTATAAGAGATGCT